GGCGGTGATGGTACCAGAGCGGGGGGCGGCGGGGCTCGTTCGGGGAGGGTGAGGCCCCTTCTTGACGCGTGGGCGGTGGTTGCTACAGTTGGCGACTACCGGGCAGGTAGCTCAGTTGGTAGAGCAGCGAGGTCATTTTCGGGTAATTACCCGACATTCCCAATCGCTCGCAAGCTCGCTCAGCATCGAAAATGCCCGCTTCTCTGTCTCTTGCCTCCGCATTTGGAAAGGCAAGGGCAATGAAAAACATTCCGCAACAAGTCACTCAGATCATGGGCAGCAGGGTGGTGTTCAGCATCGCCGAGGAACTGCTCCGCAATATCGAGATCGACAGCGGACCAACCGCAGCCGAATCGTTTAGGCGGAGTACCCGTCGATTTATCAAAGACTTCGGTACGGTCCACATCCGCAAGCTGACCCTGCAAGACCTACAGGAATGGAAACGCAAACTCCGCTCCGATGGTCTTGCGCCGAAAACGATCAACTGCTACATGCAATCGGTCAAGCGTCTCATCGCATACTCGATCGTCTGCGGCTACCGCCCGTACCTGCCTGTCAATGCTGTTAAGGACATGCGGGTGCCGCTACGTCCGCAGGAGAAAGGCGAGAGCCCGGAGTATGTCAGGCAGTTCATCGATCAGATCGGCGAGGGAACCGAGAAGCGGATCAAGGGTATCTCAGCCAATATCAGGAACTACATGACGCTTGCCTATCTGACGGCGATGCGCCCGACCGAGCTACTCCGCATCGTTGGCGATGAGGGCATCTGGGAAGAGAGCTACGTCTTTGTCCCGAACGAGGGAAAGACCAACATCGCTACCCGCTTCCCCAGGCGGATCGTGCTGACGGATACGGCGAAAGAGTATCTGGGCCGATGCAAACCGCATTGGAGGGATATCTCGGCGTTTGCTCATGCTTGCAGGAAACATGCGGGTCGAAGCTGTCACTTCCTACGCCATAGCGCCGCTCAGGCGATGGTGGACTTGGGGGCGCAGTATCAGGATGTCTCCGTTGCGCTCGGGCATTACAACAAGACGATCAGCATCAACTCATTGCATTACTACAAGCCAAACTGGGAATCGACTCGCAAAGCCTTGGATCTGCTGCCAGCAACGATCGGGCTTGGACCAGCGCCAAAGGCGGTAGAGGAACCCAAGCCGATCCCGTTGCATCCTGAGCATTCCGAGCCTCAGTTGCGGCTTGTTGGATACTGAATCGATTGTGTTCGGCACATTTCCTGTATGTATTGCGTTTGTATGTGAAAGCCGGAATAGGTAGTGTGTTCTCATGGCAAAGAAACCGAAAGAGAAGCGATCGATGGGCTGCCTGTTGCCGACTCTGTTGTTTGGTCTATTCATACTGGCAGGCTGGTTTGTAGAGACAAGCATGTTCGATGAGTTGGCAGCGCCGGATTATCTCTCCCCCGACGATAAACAAGCATGGCTCGATCAGAGGGAAGCGGAGAGAGAGGCTCGGCGGCAGGATCGAAACGACGATAAGCAGCGTCATCGGATCATGTTGGCTACAAAAGCCGCTGTCCGCAATGTCTATCTCGATGCCAGCGATATTGAGGTTGTCGTCCATCGAGAGAACAAGACGTACTACTCCATTGCCAGCTTTCAGGGCGTGAACTCATTTGGAGGGCCTGCTCCAACCTCGGTACGATGTAACTGGGTTTACAATGAGACAGCAGATGAATGGATCATCCTTGATATGATCGATTAAATACATATACTCTGAGCGAAGAGGACCGCCCCTTAGCTTTCGAGCGGGGGGCGGTTTTTCTATGCGCATATCTCCGATAGTACAAATGAAGGAATCTACAGGCGTTGTTGCGAAATGCAATTGCGTAGACCTACGGAGATCATAGCTATGGCATCAACTACATGGGTATCAGCGGACGGAGGGGCCAGCGATAGCCAGCCCAGCTTGTCAGGGCGAAAGCTCGTTTCAATCGAAGCAGAAAACGGCGTGAACCCGATCGCCCTCAACGGGCTCATCTCGGCGGCTCAGCAGGCAATTCTGCAAGACTCAACCATTGTCGTCAAGATCCAGGTCGGCTCCGAGTAATGGCCCGCAACCTCGGAGACATCGAGGAAGCCATCGAGAGCGGGAGCGGGGTGCAGACGGCAACGCTGCGCTCCTCGATTAGCTCTTGGGGCATTGTACTGCCTACCCGATCCAGAGCCGAGCGTGCTACCGAAGCCGTCAGCAATCTCGAAGCAAGAGCCAACTATGCGAGGGAACTCCAAGCCCGAGGCGGGCGATGGCGTTACTCCGCACGGCGGATCGCTCTTGAGATACTCGCACTCATCGATATATACGACGAATGGTTTATCGACTATGAGCTAACGCCTCAATCCGACGATTCATCGGGAGCCATCTACGGGATTCCGTTCGGAGAGTGGGCTGACGCCGACTCTCGTATCGGGGTTGACTCAATTACGGCGATCGCAGAGCAGGAGATTGACGGATCGTGACAGGCGCATCGGGCGAATCAGTCAATCCATATTGCGAGTATCCGCAGCTACCCCGATCGTTCCTGCCTCTTCGCCTGCTCTCTGGCGCATGCTCTGGGCCTTGCGTCATCATTGGGGGCGGACCATCTGCCCGAAGAACGATCATCAGGCATGGGATGCCCGAGTGCTTTACGATCGGAGTCAACCATGCCTGCGAGCAGTTTCCTTGCGATCTGGTGGTCTGCCAGGATTCGCAGATCTTCAAGTACCGCAAGTTCAGATCGGTTGTCGAGAATCGCAAGACGTTCGTGGTTACAGGTCTGACTCGCCCGACTTCGAGGCTCTCGACTCCGAAGACGAGCGGGTACTACTACTGGCGAGAGCAGAGCGAGCAGAACTCCGATTGGCATGGTTGCGATCCTACCCACGTCCTGAGAACGCCCTCGGTCCTGAGCGGTTCTCAGGCGGTCGTGCTTGCTCATGCGCTCGGCTTCGGGCCGATCGTCTGCCTCGGATTCGATGCCAACAGCGAGAAGGGCTGCTACACGTATGGATTCAGTCATCCGAAGTGGGGCGGCGCTCTGGCTGTCACCAAAGCCCGTCAGCAGATGATCGACAACCAGTGCGACTTTCTCGAATCAAACGCAGCAGAACTGAACCTTATCAACTGTAGCGATGGGCGTTGGCGTTCAAAAACAAACTACGAGAAGGTATTGGACCTCGTTCGATCGAAGAGCGAAGGTAGCCGTTCGCTCGTTGGGAGCGTCTGGCTTGCAAACATGAGGCTCCGCAATCCTACTGCGGCTCAGAACTACGAATCGAAATCTGATCTACGGAGTTCCAGCAATGGGCGACTACAACCGAAAGCCAATCGATGATCTGCCTTACGGGCTCAAAGGGCAGCACCACAAAGACCCGAAATGCCTGAGATGGTACACCGGAACGCATCCGACGCTCGGCATTGAGTGCGTCATCCAGGAATACGAAGACGGCTACGTCATTTACAGAGATCCAAAGACGCAGGCGTTTCTGCCCGGCTGCAAGACCTGGGGCAACAAGAAAGGCAAGCGGGGCAGGTCCATCGTTGACATCATCGATGAGATCGCCGACAAGGACACTTGGATAGCCATGCTCCTGCGCCACTTCATGCTGACCAACAGCAAGGATGAAGAGGTTTCGCTGAGAGCGATGAATCAGCTACTCGATCGCTATTTCGGCAAACCGACTCAGAACCAGTCGATCGAAGTCGGATCGAAAAACGGCGAAGCCATCAAGAGCAAGCTGAACGATATGTTCGGCATCAACGACAACCCCGTACCTCTCTCTGACGGGGACAACGCTACAGACTCTACAGACCCCTCCGAGGACAATGAACAAGATAATCAGTCAGGCGCAGATTGACCAGATACGCAACTCTCGGTTTCTGCCTTATCAGCGCCGACTGATCGCTGACGACTCTCGCTACATCATCTGCGAGAAGTCGAGGCGAGTCGGAATCAGCTACGCAATGGCGTACAAAGCGCTGCTCTGGGCAATCGAGACGAAGCACAACGTCTACTACGCCGCTAACAACTTTCAGAGAGGATTGGAGTTCGCCGACTACTGCAAGCAGTTCGGTGAGCTTGTCAATCTCGAATCGGGCGAGGAACTTGTCCGGCTGAAATCGGCCACAAGGGACAAGATCCCGGTATCGAGCGGCGCATCCGTTGTCATCTGTTCGAGCAAGCCCGACTCGCTACGAGGCTGTACCGGCTCGGTCATACTTGACGAATTTGCGTTTGCCGATCAGCCCGAGGATCTCTGGGCGGCTGCCCGTCCCGTCATCAGCGGAATGGGCTATGCGGGCAACGTCTGCATCGTCTCAAGCCATCGAGGGCAGACGTTCTTCTATCGGATGGTTGAGGACGCCAAGCGTCATCAGGCCGAGGTAGGCAGCTTCTCAGTCCATTCGATCAGCATCCATGATGCATTGAAAGAAGGCTTTGCGATTAAGACTCCTGGCGAGCATCAGCGCCATCTGCCCGATCTCGATAGAACCAACGCCGCATACATCGAGGAACTCAAGCGGACAGTTCAGGTCTCAGACACGATCTTCAAGCAGGAGTACGAGCTTGAGCCCGTCTCGGCTGGCACGTCAGTTCTGCCTCGGGTGCTTTATGACGAGCTTGCGATTGTCGAAGGCACTGATTCAGAGCTTGAGTTCGGGCGTGAGTACGCAGACCTCTACATCGGAGTGGACTTCGGCAAGCAGGACCAGACGGTCATGTGGGTACTCGAAGAACGCTACAACCCGAATGTAGCCGATGAGCATATGAGGCGTGAGTTCTTTACTCGCCATGTTGCGATCCTGAGCGGTAAGGCGGCTCAGAGGCAACTCTCGCTACCTGAGCAGACTCAGTACATCCGGCGTTGGGTTGGACATCCGAATGTAGTTGCCTGCTTCGTGGATCAAGGCGCATTCGGTCTCTCGATCTATGAGGATCTAAAGGCGACGACGGGCAAGGTCAAGGGCGTGACATTCTCGCAGCCCATGAAGTCGGAGATGGCTGAGACGCTGCGAGCATTTGCGGAGCATAGAAGGATTGCGCTGCCCTCTGGTCGAAACAGCATCAAAGACGATGTGTGTTGCGTTGAGGCGATCGAGAATGCGAATCGATCGCTGAGCTACGACGGACGGAGCGGCTACGGACACGGCGACTGTTTCTGGGCGCTGGCTCTGGCGATCAAGGCAGCCGAGGAAGTCCGCAACTACGAGTGTCTCAGCGTCCGCTACTAACGGGGTTCCTACATGCGCCTATTCGGTAAGAAACGCGAGATCAGCAAAGCCGTTACGGACCCGATCGACAACGACGTATCGGGAGCAACCGGAGGCTTCGATGAGATATTTGCGCGCGCCCAAAGAAATGCCCGCCAACTCTCGATCAAAGATAACTACTTGCAGGTCGCTCCGATCCGCAACGCCATCAGCAAGATAGCGGACAACGCAGCCCGCGCAAGATTCAGGATCTTCGACCGACAGACTGGGCAAGAGGTGGTGGGGGGCGATCTCTACAAGCTCGTCAACAGACCCAATCGGTACATGAGCGAGTACCAACTCAAACAGGCGATCTATTCGTGGTATCTGCTGACGGGCGAGTATGCCGTCTTCATGCCGACCGGCAAGAGCGATGAGCAATCGCTGCTCGGGACTCCGAAAGCGTTGGTGGTGCTGGATCCGTTCAGGCTGAGAGTTGCTCAACCCCAGAACCCGAGGGATCTCTCCGAGGTCACAGCTTGGGAATACCACTTTCCCAATGGCGCTCATCTGAACGCCTCATCGAGCCACATGCTCTACGGAAAGAACTTCTCGCTCGGAGGCGTCCGGGGCCTCTCTCCGATCCTCAGCGGTCGCAATGAGATTGCGAGTTATTTCTACGCCTGGGATCATGTTGCTGGGTTCTTCGAGAACTCGGCGATGCCATCGGCCATAGTCAATGTACCCGAGAGCATGTCGCCTCAGAGCCTCGATCGCATGCGGCATCAGTTTGCTGCGCTGTTCGGCGGCAAGGGCAAGCACGGGGTTCTGTTCGCCAAGGGCGATTACAAGATATCAAACCTGCAATCGCAACTCAAAGACGCCTTAGCCGACAAGCTGATCGAGATGAGCGAGCAGGATGTCTACAAGCTCTACTCGGTGCCTCCGATCATCTCGGGCGACTGGAACAACGCCAAGTATGACGCCGCTACCGAGCAGCTTGAGAGCTTCGCAGAGAACACATTGCTGCCGATGTTGCAGAACGCAAGCGATGTCTTTCAGTCACAGCTTGTAGATCGCTACGACTGGCGCAGCGATATCAAGGGCAATACCCGGAGCAAGGCGCTCTCCCCGCTGACGAAAGCGGCGCTTGAGAAGAACCTCGATATCTACGCCGAGTCTCGGTTTGTATGTATGTTCGATCCCGAGACTCTGCCCATCATGGGCAAGCTCGCCCGCCAGCGGATCGACATGGCCCTCAAGCTCATCAATGAGGGGCAATGGTCCAGCAACGAGGCATTTGCCTACATCGGCATCGATACTCCGATCAACGAGAACTCAGAGCTTCGAGATCGGGTCTACATCAGCAACGCCCTGACACCGATCAGCAGCGCCGAGGCGGATGACGAGAACCCGACCGCTCAGGCTGCAACTGAGACGACGGGCGATGCGGTCGAGAGAACCGCTCTCAACGGAGCCCAGATCGCCTCGCTTGTTCTGATCGCTGAGAGGGTGGCTGAGGGCATCATCCCGAGAGAGGCTGGGCGTCTGTTCGCTCTGCTCTCGTTCCCCTTGGCTGACCGCCAGACGATCAGCGATGCGTTCAGCGAACTTGTCGAAGGCATTGCTGCTCAGAGAGGTGAACAGCCTGCTCAGCGCCAGCCCGAGGAAGAGGCGGCCACGATTACCGAGGCGGAGAAGGCGCTGCGGGATGGCTGCCTCTCAGAGTCTCTCAATGCCCTCGAAGCGAAACACGGGATCGGCAACATATTTGAGCGCTCAAAGAAAGCGGCTCAGCGGTCAGGCTCATCGAGCCATTACGAGCAGGCGGATCTCAAACGGGCTCGCCGCTGCTTGAACGAGCTACGCAAAGCCACACTGGTCCGAGCGGCAAGCGGCAAGAAACCGAGGCTTCGAGACTACGACGAGGCGCTCGATGGGATCAACGCTGTCGATGCTGGCGAGTTCGCCCGCTCTGTCTACCGAGACGTATCCCAACTGATCGAGCGCACAGCCGACTCGATCGAGGCTCAGGCTGCTGTCAAAGCCTACTTCAACACCTATCCGCGCGAGTCTACGCGCAACTTAGCGAGGTCTATCCATGCCTACAGAAGTCAAAGCCCCGAAAGCAATCCGCAAGACGGTTGATGTCCCGTTCGAGCAGATCGCAAAGTCCGATGACGGCATTCTGAGGGCGGTCATTACTGCGGAGATACCTGACTCAGATGGCGACGTGGTTGTCGTTGAGGGTATGAAATGGCCCAGATACGACGAATCCAATCCGCTCCCGGTCCTTTCCTCGCATCTGCGGAAACTGCCTGACGGCAGACCTTCGCAGATCGGCTATGCCACGAAGATCTACAGAACCGTTGCGTCGGTCAAGGGGCAGAGCGTGCCCGCCGTTGTCATGGAATGGCAGTGGCTCGATACCGAGCTTGCGAGAGAGTGGAAAGAAGTCGCCCGCAAGATGGGCAGGCTCAGCTTCTCGATAGGAGCAAGCGTTCTCGAAGCGCAGCCAATCGAGAAAAACGGGTCCGTAGAAGGATTCCGTTTCAGTTCCACCGAACTCACAGAGGTCAGCGTCGTGACCGTACCTGCAAATCCTGCGGCGCTCAGCATGAATGAAACTACAGGGACCGACGCAATGACTAAAGAACAGATCGACACATTCATCAAGGGCTACGAGAAGATCGACGACGCCCTTGTGCAACTCATGTCAACAGTCGAAGCCATCGAAACGAGGCTTGACGAAATCGCTTCCCACAAGACCGTTGCGGCTAACGAGGCTGACGAGCCCAACGAGACTACCAAGGCTCAGCCGAGCGATGAGTTGAGCGAACGGCTCAACGACCTACTCAACAAAATCAAAACTATCAAATCTACGGAGCAATCTTCAAATGGAAACAACGGAGATTCTACAGACGCTCAGTAAGGAGATTACTGAGCTTGGCGATCGTATCGCCAACAGCGAGAGCGAGACCGCTACCAAATCGGATCTCACCAAGATCGCAGAACGCCTCGAAGCCTTCGAGAAGGTATCGCAGGGCGGCAAGGCCAAGCAGCGCACGAAGTTCTGGGATACCGACGCTCAGGCTTCGGAGTTCGTGGACTACCTCATCGATGGACCGCTTGACGGTCACATCAACAAGGCTCAGAAGTCCAGACTTCAGGGCAGCAGCCTCACCAAGGCGGACTACGCCAACATCACGACCGATGGCGAGGGCGGACACCTTGTGCCCGAACTCTTCAGCAACACCCTGCAGGAGCGTTTCAACTCCTACGGCGCTGCCCGTCAGCTTCACGATGTTTACCAGATCGACGGCGGTTCTCTTGAACTGGCGTTTAATGACGGCGGTACTACCGCTCTCTTCAAGAGCGAGGGAACCAACGCAGATTACACCAAGGAAGCGTTCGATACCGTCGTTCTCAATCCCAAGATCATCATCGCGCTCACGGCTGCTTCGCAGTCGCTTCTGAACCAGTCGAGATTCAGCATCGCTGACATCGTTGGTCGGGCGCTCGTTCGTGCCAACGGCTACCGAGAGGACTTCGCTGTCTTCCGAGGTACTGGTGCGAGCAACGACACCTCGGGCGGGATCACGGGCTACGAGAACGCCTCGATTGGCGAGGTTGAACTCGGAGCGGTCGGCGATCTGTTCAAGGTCAACGCATCGGGTACGCCCGACGACGCCAACCCCAAGGGCGTTGATGCGCTGATTCAGGCGATGAATACCGTGGACAGCTACGCCATCGACGGCGATACGGCATGGTACATGAACCGCCGTACCTTGAACTCGCTGCACAGCGTCAAGGATACGACTGGTCAGCCAGTCATCCGCATGGGCTTCAATGAGTCGCCGTTCGGATCGCTCTTCGGTTACCCGATCAGACCCATTGAAATTCTCGGTCCCAACTCCGAGGCCGCAATCGATCAGGCTTCCGAGGTTGACACGCTCGTTCTCTTCGGGTCGCTCCGAAGGGCAGGAGCCATCGGCGTCTCGGGCAGCGTCTCGATCGCATTCGATGACCACTACGACTTCCGAGCAGGGCTCTCCGCATGGAGGCTGTTCTCTGAGTTCGACTTCAAGGTTACTGACCCGAATGCGGTAGCGCGCATCGTAAACCCTTAATACAGGTTGGCGAGCCTGAGTAACCAGATCAGGAGTCAACCGAACGGCGAGACCGTAACTCCCATCAGGTCGAAAGACCTGTTGGGACATTCAACAAGCTCTGAATGAACCCGAACGCAACCGAGGCTCTGCGAAGTATGAAACGACTATCAAGCTACAAGATACTCCGAAACATCTACGTCGAAGGACTGGGCGAGTTCCGGAAAGGGACGACAGCAGCGCTGAACAAAGAAGAGGCGGGTATGTTCCCGCCCAACGCCATTGCGAAGCAGGCGGACTACCTCCAAGGCTTCGACGATCAGGCTGCAACCGGAGACGGACTCGGGATCGAATGGGATACCGATCTCTCGATCGCTGATGAAGAGGACGAGTACGACGATGACGGAGAGCCGCTCTGATGGCGGCAACCGTCTCGCCATTACTTTTTGAAGAGGAAACGATCCTTGAGTGGTTCGCCCGCCATGAGACCGTGAACTACGCCAGAGAGGGCGAGAAGAACTCGGTCTATCTGATTCTCAACAGCATCATCAGGCGAGCCGAGGCTATCTGCAACAGATCGCTTGTCTGGCAGGACCACGCATTCGAGGATGCGGCTCCATACGGGCCGAGGCTTTACCTCTCAAGGCTGCCAATCGCAGACGTGCAAAGCCTCCATGCGTTTCTGGATTACAACTACGGCTCGCCGAATCTGATAGATCCCGATGCCTACTTCATCGAGCAGGACGCTCTTGTTCTCAAGACGGGCAGAGATTGGGCGTACAGACGATACCGAGCCACGTACTCGGGCGGCTACTCCAACTACGGAGCCGAGCCCTTTGAGTTTGCGAGCGGGGGATACGCATCAACTCCGCTGCCCGATGACCTCGCCCAGGCGATTCTGACTCAACTCAACTTCGAGTACGCAAACCGAGCTAAGGCGGCTGTTCGCAGCGTGACCGATCGGGACGGATCGGTGACTTGGAACCAGCCTTATGAGTTCCTACCCGTCGTCAGGCAGGTGCTTCAGTCCTATCGAGCGGATTACATCCCGCAATGATCGACGGCATCAAGACAAACGGGAGACTCTCGAATCCGGACGGCTTTCTCCGAGTGGTGGACGGCGCTTTCTATTCGCTCTCCGAAAAGCTGCCTCGGATTGCGCACAACTACCGCAGGGCCTTCATCGAAGCAGCGCTGAGTCAGAGCGGGCCGCAGACGCTCGGCCGGATATCGGGCAACCTGCAAAGCTCGCTTCGGATCAGGAGCTACCCCAAGAGGGCCAACGTCGCCGAGGCAGGTCGTCTGGTCGTATTCGTGGATCGGAACGCCTACGGAGGCGAACCAGCGTTCTACGGAGCGGTCCAGGATACAAGGCGGGGATGGTTTGCCTACGGCATCGAGAGAGCGGACAAGCTGCTCTCGGCTGAGGTCCGCAAGGAGATCGGGCAGGCGTTCCGAAGGGAGAGCCGACGACGATGAGCGCCCTTCCCTACATCCTTCAAGGCTTCTATGACGCCCTCAACACGAACGAGCTTGCCTGGGCGGAACTGCGGATCGGTCCCGTTCAACTCAACAGCCGAGAGAACATCTGCTACATCGAGCCAGGACCGACTATCGAGTACGAGGAACGGGGCGGCAACCGTATCCAATCGACTGAGATCGTACTCAGCATTCAGCGAACGGCGACCAACCGCACCGATCTATCTGGTATTGAGGTAGCGAGCGATGCGCTCGATCTGATCCTCGATAGCGTTGATACCAACAGAACGCTACAGACCCGCTGCGAGTCGATCCTTCCGCTCCGCACCGACATCTTCTACGACGACAAGGAAGGAATGCAGTCGGTAAAGATGCAAATCACCTATAGCGTCCGCTTCGCCAGAACAAGACGGCGAGCGAGATAAACCTCCGCTCGATGAGACGGAGATCAAACCTACTTCTCGATATCTACGGAGACAACAATGGCAGACACAAAGACCAGCCCGAACAAGGACAACTACCTGCTTGCAGGCGTCCGCATCTATGCGCGCAAGCGAGGCGGATCGGCCTACTACTGCCTCGGCAACGCTACGGGCGTCAGCCTCATCAACGAGCGGGAGACGCTCGATCACTTCACAAGCTGGACTGGAAGCCGAAAGCGTGACAGACAGGACATCATCAGCGAGACGTTCGCACTTGAGTTCACCCTCGATGAGTTCAACTCAGAGAACCTCGGCCTGTTCTTCGCAAGCAACGCCGATGCGATCGACTACGCCCAAAGCTCGGGCAGCCAGTCGTCTACATCCGTAACCGCTGTTCTTGGCAAGAGCATCAAGCTCGGGCATCGCAGCATCACCTCGAACACATTTGTTGCAACGGAAGGCACTACGGTCCTGACTGAGGGTACTGACTACGAGGTAGATTACGACCTCGGGATCATGACGTTCCTCAGGGGATCGGCTCAGGTCCAGGACTCCGACAGCATCGATATCGAATACGACTTTGCCGAGGTAGACGGCGAGCAGTTCTATCCGGGCTCGCTGACAGGCGTACAGGAGCTCGACTCGTTCTACATCGCAGTCATCGGTAATCAGGGCGAGGTTCACGAATGGTCGGGCGTCAACGCCAACATTCGGGCGAACGGCCCGATGAGCATCGGCGACACCGACTGGTCAACGCTGCCGTTCCGCATTGAAATCCTTGCCAGCACCAACGCATCTCAGCCATACGGAACCTATCGGGTTTATCGCTAAAGCGAAGGTTTACCGCTAAACGCTCTTAGAGGCTCAATCTACAACATGAAGCAGCGTGGCTACATCGGGGGGCCACGAGCCTCGGCCCCCCTCGCTGCTCCGCTACCTACGGAAACTCACCCAATGTTCGATGACGTTCTGCATCAGTCAAAAGTAGAGGAAACCATCGGCGAGACCAGACTTGTCGGGACGGCTCGCGCCGCTACATGGTCTGACATGACGGCGCTTGAGGGCGTGTTCCTCTCGCTCGTCTACTCGGTTATCAGCAAGACGCCGACCAGCATGTTCACCGACATTGACAAGGTGATCAGGCGGCTCTGCAAGGTAGAGGTCAACGGAAAGCCGTTTGAGGATATAGACAGTCTCCCGGTTCCATTCGTACTCAAGCTTGCGGAGGCAGTGGTAGAGGCAAATTTTACGCCCTCAAGCGTTGCCGCATGGCGATCGTTCTTCACGAACGTGGCGCAGAAGATCGCAACGATGGCAGCAGAGAACGAGTCAGCGCCGAGCGCATCCTCGGAAAGCTGATACCCCGAGGGCATCGCTACTCCGACTGCCTCAACGAGTACAGCTACCAACGGCTGCTCGCCTTCTACTACCTCGCATGCGATGACGAGATCGACACCGAGATCCGCTCGCTGCGATCGATCATGGTCGGCAGCGAGGAATCCGCTCGCAAGCTCGAACGGGAGATTGCATCTCTCAACCGAATCAAGTCCGACTTGCAGCGAGAGATAGAGGAACTCAGCGGCCACCCATCGAACACAAAGAAAAGCAATGACAACTCAGCCACCGCTATTCGGGCCTTCGGACAACTGACTCTACAGCGCAACTCCGAGAGGACTTCAAGAACGGCAAGGGCTCGGAGAGTCGAGTGAATGGCCGAACTCAATGCCCTCATCAACATCTCGATCCAGAACCAGACGCTCCTGCAACAGGTCAACGCTCAGTTCAACCAACTCAATGAGAAGCTGAACAAGACCAACGAGGCGGTCAACAAGCTTAACGGGGGCTTCCGCCGTCTCTTTGCGGGCATTCTCTCTACCGCAACGCTCAGGCAGGCGGTTGTCCAGTTCGAGGCTCTCGAACGGGCTGAGACCAACCTCGCCGACTCGCTCTCCCGAAACAGCAAACTGAGCAACGGATTCGCAGACGCCCTCCGCAGGCAGGCTACAGAGCTTGGAAGGGCGGGCGGATTCACTCGGGCTCAGGTTACTCAGCTACAGGGCTATACGGCTGTTCTCGGTCTGGCAGAACAGCAGACGCTCGATCTGAACGCTGCGATCGTCGGACTGTCCCAGCGATCGACGGCGGGCGTAGACGAAATCGCAAAGTCCGTGCAGCGGGCTATTACGAGCGGAGAGATATCCGAGACTCTCGGGCCGCTCATCGGTTCAGCCCCCGCAGGCTTTAACCGTCTGACCCAAGAGCAGCGGGCGGCCTTTATATCCAGCAGTCAGTCGGACATCTTCAGCAACAACAACTTCGCCCGCCTGTTCTCTACGCTGAATGATGCGGTTGCTGAGTTCGCCAGGACTATCAACTTTGTATTCGGTCCAGCTATCCGGGCGTTTACTTCGATCGTCGGCCAACTCAACGAGTCGAGAATATCGGGACCGCTGCTTACTGCGGGAGCTACTGCGGGCGTAGGTCTGCTTGGCGGCGGCGCAGCCGTTGCTGCATTCAAGCAGATTGCGTCGTTCCTGAAACCGATCATCGCTGGCGCAGGAAAGCTCGCCCGCATTGGCGGCCCGATCGCCGTGATTGTTGCGTCCCTCGGAGTCATCGGGTCGTTCTTTGTTGGTTTCTTTGAGGGGCTGACGGGCATCGAGGATATCGGTACTCGGATCATCGAAGGTATCAAGGTCGGTATCAGAGCCATCGGCGATGCGTTCGAAGCTGCAATCGATCTGATCCAAGAGGGTCTCGATGGTCTTGCAGGTCTGGGCCAGGCGATCGGAGAATCGTTCCGCACCGGTAACTTCTCCAACATACTCGAAGCTGCCTCGTTCTATCAGGAGCAGCGTAAGCAGGAGCGGGAAGAGCGCCGCAATCAGAACTCTCAGAGCGGGCAGCAAGAGCCGATCAGCGGAGCGGAGCTTGCTCGCATACAGAGGGAACTCAGGCGGGCGGGCCTTGGAATCGACTCGGGAGAGCAGAGCCGCAGGCTGCTTGAAGTTGCCGAGGCCGAATCTCGCATATCCGCGAACCTCGACAAGCAGGCTCGCGCCTACCGCATCCAAGAGAGCTTGCTCAACAAGCGGCTCAGGCTGCTCAAGGACATACTGGCGGAGGAAGAGGCGTCGCCTCTGCTCAAGCTCGAACCCAACGGGCAAGGCGAGTTCAGCAAGCAACAGCTTGAGAACTACGACAGGCAGGCAAGGGTTGTCGGCGAGATCCGAGAGGAACTCAAAGACGTACAGATCCAACTCGTACAGAATGCCCAAGCAGCCCGTGAGTTCGCCTTCGAGGTTGAACGCATACGTGGCGAAACTCAGATCAACAACTCCGAGGCATCGGGGCGAGCTTCGATACTCGGCAACGTTGGCCGGTTCAGCGATAACGAGACTGCGAACCGCAAGCTTCAGATCGGATTGTTGCGTCAGCGGATCGCGCTGACCGAGCGGCTCATCGGACTTGCCGAGCAGCAGGAGGATCAGGAGCGGGCTTCCGAGCTTCGGGTCGAACTGGTTGGCTTGCAGGAGCAGGTCAAGCAGTTGCAGCTTGAACTACCGCTTCTCGGGCAGGTCATCTCGGATAATCTGATTGGCTCGTTCGATGCTCTCATCGACGGCACCAAGAGCGTCTCGCAGGCGTTCCGAGATATGGTGCGCTCGATCCTCTCTGACATCACAAAGCTGCTTGCGAGAGCCGCTGTACTCGGATTGATCGGATCGGCGTTCCAATCGCAGACGGGTGAAGGCACGGCTGGCCTCTTTGGTGGCTTGCTCAACCTCTTCTCGGGCGGACGCAACGGCGCATTCAGCGGAGGCATCGCAACAACACAGGGCATCCGGCGCTTCGCAGCGGGCGGGCTCGTTCCTGGTCCATCGATATCGAGGGACATCATCCCAGCCATTCTGACGCCCGGCGAGCTTGTTCTCAATGCTGCGCAGCAGAACCGAGTTGCAAGCCATCTTGTCTCGCAGGCTCCGACGATCACGAACATCAACGCATTCGATAGCAATGACATCTTGACGACCATTGCCGAGAGGCAGGGGCAGTCGGTCAACCTGAACGTGATACGCCGCAACCGAGAACAGGTCAGGAGGATGCTGTCCTAATGGCCGTGGCGTATCCATTCAATCCGAACTGGGAGCAACCGTACTCGTTCTCAAAGTCGTTCAAGACGGGGAGCGCCATCGCTCGCAAGCAGATCCGTCAGAGAGCAGGACTGCGGGAGCGATCGCTCGTCACCATCGAGTATGCGAGTCGATTCAAGGGCGTTGAGAACTCGGCGATCGTTCACAAACTCCGCAACACAACGACGCAACTCTTTGACGTACCAGACTGGCGAATTGCAAGACCCGTTACCGACATCGCCTCGATGCCGGGGACCGATTCGGGCATGGGCGTCACATCGTTCATCGAGTTCGAGATCACCGATCGAACCGATTACCAGCCCATCGAGGCGGGCGATAAGGTCATGGTCTGGCAGTCGCCCTCGGTCTACTTCGTTGCAGCCGTAGACGCAGCCTCATTCGACTCCACAACAATTACGCTCGAACTGGATGCTGAGTACGGTCTGGGAACTTCGGACGCGCCTGCGAGCGATGACCCGATCTATTGCTTCAAGGTCTTTACCTGCTTCCCAGAGTCGGTCAATCTGGAATGGATAACCGATCAGGTTTGCGAGGCAGCGATTCGCTGGCAGGAAGCGTCTGAGACCCCACTGACGGGTCTGGTTGGACAGATCGATCTGAGAGTCGATCCCGAGGGACCAGACGACGGAGGGCAGATATGCGAGCCTTGCCTCATCGATGGCGACTATCTCGCACTGCCGATGTTCGATACGCCCTGTAGCAATCCAAGCCAGGAGCGGCCAGCATTTCGCGCCAAGGACTGGGCTCCGCCTCAGACATTCTTTATCCGATTCGACAGCGCCGCTCTCAGCAAGAACTCCGGGCATGCCTACGGAGGCGACCTTGAGAACCTGATCGAAGCGCTCGCCTCCGAGGAATGGGAGCTTGAGTATCAGCATCCCTATTCGCCTGCCGTCTCAACGTCTCGCCATTGGCATCACCTCAAGGCATCTACTACGCAATGGCAGAAGGGCACGCCGACTGTCTCTCGGTGGGTCTGGAAGGCAACCCGAGAGTACACGGGCGACGATGAGAACCCGTATACGGCAGAGGTCCGCATCTGCATCGAGCATGACGAGGATCAGCAACTCGGCAACGACAACATCGGGGGCAAGGTCGGAGCATGGGGGTGCCTAATGAACCTTCATGTGTTCAGCGATGAGATCGCAGCGTATACAGATGGCGCTACGGCGGGCGACGGGAAGACTTACTACCGAGACGACCCCTGCATCGGGCAGACCACAACGCCTTGGAAGTTCGGGCATCCTCAGCTTGCGCTGACGTACCACTACCAGACCAGCCTGACGAATGGCTGCACGATGACGAGGGATCTGCCTCCCGATACGCCGACATCGGTGACTATCGGAGCGCCCTGGACTGGAGCGAGCTACGCCAACGCCAAGTTCAACAGTTGCTACGGCAAGACGCTTGCAGCGCACTCGTTCCTGCCGATTGGCATGGTCCATTTCGGCGAGGGGGCATGGGATGTATCCCTCAAACAACCCGGCGTACCCCGATACGACTTCACCTACGGAGGTCTCGGAGGCGTCTGCGCGCTCTCTGACAGCGGCGGCGGCTGCTTCACGATGGACTGTTTGCAGGTACCCGATGACAACCTGATCGGACTCGATAAGTACAACGGAGCGGGCTCTGACGTTGGCGACTTCGACGGATGCGATGGGCACGTGAGCTACGGCATCGGCGGAACGAGCCGCTCCATCGTAATTCCCGGCGATTACGAAACATCGTGTTGCTATGAGATCGAGAAGATCGGAACGGTCAGTATCACGCTGCGTCAGGCAGTAGATCGAGAGCTTGTCCAGTACGACTCCAACTGCATCGATAGCTGCCCAAGTTACGATGCGCCTTGGACAGGCTCCGAGAGCTACTCGCTCTCGATCAACCTCTGCACCTACGACTGGCTGTTTCCAAACCTGAATCGGAAAGACCTGCGCTGGTACTACGGCGAAGAGCAGGACTGGCAGAATGACGGCAACCCGTACACGTCGGTTGCAACTGTACGGCTGACCGATGACGGGTGGATACTGAACGCTCAGGCGGAACTCAGGCCGCTCTTTCGGGACGACCCCGACCTTGATGCGATGGGAACTGCGCCCAACGACTGCTCGGAGAACGAGTGCCCCTGCAGTACCTACTCGTTGCTCGTCTATGACAACGTGACGTTTGCAATGGATCCCGATACGAGCTTCCTCTGTCCGGGAGAGACCATAGCCAACAGAGCATTCATCCATTGCCGACTGCAATACAACGGACTCGGCTTCTCTGGGAATGAGAACTGTCTGCCCGTACCAGAAGACTGCATCTTCTACTACCCGCAAAGCCCGTTCATCACTTCGATACTCAACGTCAACAACAGCATCGCTGACATACCAACGTCAGCGTTGCCGACGGAGCAGAGCCTCGGATCGGATGGCGTCTATCAGTATTGCTTCACCTTCTACACCCTCGGATTCGCAGGGCTCAACAACAGCATCGATTGCTGCTTCGGATAACGTCTATGAGTTCAGACAGCTACAACCCGAGCAACCCGAGCGGCGGAAGCGGACCGGCGTTGTCGTTCGCGCTGACGACGACGGATGAGAAAAGCGAGTGCCTGCTCTTCGATTACATCCCGGAGCGAACAACATCAAGCCGCTATCAGCCTCAGATCACGATGCAGCTTCTCGAACTGGGCCACGGAGCGGCTCGCCTCGACACCGACCGAGCCAGCCCGAGTTCGCTGAGCTTCCGAAACACCTACCGCATCAACAACTACGCCGATCTCTCCGACCTCGATTCGTTCTTTGAGGCGAGGCTTGGACGCAACGAGAGCTTCTGTCTCCCGAGTTGGCAGGCCGATCTGCAACTGTCCGAAACCGCCGTTGCAGGCACGGACTATCTCAGCGTCCAGAGCCATGAGGTATCGCTCTATCAGGATCAAAACCTGATGTTCTACAAGTCAGGTCAGTATTTCGTGCGAACAGTAGCGGCGTTCGGAGACGGCTATGTGGAACTCAACTCTGGTATTCCATTCTCTCTATCGCCCGCCGACTCCATCAGCGTCATCTACCGAGTGACCTTCGCAAGCGATTCGCTGACGCTCACGCATCGCAGCAACGACGTGGTAGAGATAGAGCTTTCGTTTGTCGAAGAGATCAGAGAGGCGGATCAGGTCGGTGAAGTGACCGACGCCGACACCGACCTCAACGCCATCTGCTACCTCACGATGACCGAGGCCCAATACCTCCTGCTCGAAGAGTCGGCCTATGCGCTGCTCACTACCAACTGCGCCATGCTCGGCGACGGAGACGGGATCGTCTCTGGATTTGAAACTACGGGAGCCGCCTAATGGCGTCTCGGAATCTACGAATAGGAGCCGCCTGATGCCCAACGCCGACAGACAGAAACAAGAGCGTCTGCTCTATGAGTGCTATCTCTTCTACTACAACGAGGGCGACTGCATCAACGTCCTGCAGGCAACTACAGCGGACGTTGCCGTAACGCTCGAAGCCGAGGGCGAGACGATCGAGTTCTCGCCGATGTACCTCAGCAGAGGTCAGATCCAGAGGGGAGCCGATGAAACCCCAGACAGCCTTGTCATCAGCACAAACTTCGACAGTCCTTACGTTGCCGAGTTCATCGCATCGGCGATCAGCGAGACGCTGACGGTCAAGGTCTATCAGGTCTACGCCTCAGAGAGTCATCAGATCTATACGAGCGAGGACTACGTTGTTGCGTTCTGGGGAGAGAGCAGCAATGTTGATCGCAGAGACAACACGGTCAGCGTCGTGTTCAGCGGCTTCAACGCCAGATTCCAGGAAACGATTCCTCGGGTACTGACGTTCAAGAGTTGCCCGTATCGCCTGTACGACGAGTTTACCTGCCGAGCCGTCAAGGACGACTTCACTTGGACGGGGACGATCCAGTACATCAGCGAGAACCGCAGGCAACTCAGCGTATTGCTTGAGATCGGGCCGACGCACCCCGATGGCGCATTCGAGGGCGGCATCGTCAACTTCGGTCCTTCCATTTGCAAGCGGGCATCCGTTAATCAGGACGAAGTGATATCGGGTCTCAACTTCTACCGAGGGCTCACGCTGCTCACCAAGATGCCCTCCGATGTTGATGTCGGAATGCAGATCGAAGTCAGCTACGGCTGCGATCGCACCAAGGACGGCGACAACGGATGCGCCAAGTTCAGCAACCGACCCAACTACGGCGGATCGCCCTACATGCAGATCCGAAACATTGCAACGGACAGACTCTAACCATGCCCTGCAACTGCAACAGAAGATCGAAGAACCTGACCCGCACAGCCCGTAAGGGGAAACGGACGCTCACGCTGGCGCAGCGAAGGGCTGAACTCTCGGGAGACCAGTCGGCAACCCATGCGCCGCCGACGCCCGCTGAGTATCTCATCGAATCGCAGTACGGATCTATTTCCGCGCAGAAATATCAAACATCACTCGATGAATGGCTCAATGCTCCGTTCAGGCACATGGGTCAGACGTGGAACGGTACCGATTGCATCGGTCTGGTACTCGGCGTCTACAAGCAGCTTGGGCTCATCCCCGAAGCCCTGAATCCGAATGAGTACGCAAGGCAGTGGTACTTGACGGATAGCCAAGAACGGCACCCAGCATTCGAGCAACTCAAGGCATCGATAACGCTCGAACGCATCGATGACGTGTCGAAGTTGCGGGCTGGCGACATCCTCTGTTTCGCTTTTGGCAAAGGTATAGAAGCCCATGTCGGACTATTAACAGCAAGAGGCACGATCATTCATTCCGTAGCAGGCGAGCAGGCGGACAAGGTGATCGAGTCTCGGTTTGACGACAACCGCTGGCGGAAGCGGTACGTCTACGCATACAGGCTCTCAAACTCTACTTCATCCACAGCAGGTATTACGGAGAATGGCGGGTAGCGAACGGGAAGCAGTAGTATTAGGCGCAGGTCTTACAGGCGCAGCGATCGGCTTCTATTACGGAGGACCGCTCGGCGCTCAGGCTGGCTACCTCGGCGGGGTCATGATCGCAGCGGCGCTGCTTGGCGCTGAGGCGGGTAAAGAGTTCAACCCGGCATCCGACCTCTCGGGCTTCACCAGCAACCGTGAGGGGACGCCCATACCCATCCTCTTCGGGCGAGGCCGACTGTCCGGTCTGCAAATGCACTACAAGAACTTCCGTAGCTCTCAGAGCGGCGGAGGTGGCGGCTCGGGTCTCGGTTCTCAGGGATCGGGATCAACGGTTAGCTACAACGTCGATGCTGCCTTGCTGTTCTGCTGGGGTCCGGTCTCCAAGCTAATTGATGTCACGAATCGCTCAGAGTCGATCTGGGGCGGCGGTCCCATTGAGAGGACCGATGGAGCGGCTACCAGCATCACGACCGATCTGGGTACGTTCAGCTTCGCTTGGGGGATCGACGGACAGGGTTACTCTCCGTACATCCAATCGCTCGATGCAAACCCGCCTCGGTTCAATAGGTATTGCTTTGGCACCATCGAGGATGCCAACCTCGGAAGCTCTCCGAACTGGCCGAGCAGCCTTGCGTTCGAGCTTGCAAGATACCCGCTCACCTCGCTGACGGGCGACAGCAACATCGGCGACGATGCCAACCCCGCCCACGTCGTCTTTGAGATTCTTACCAATCCGATCTGGGGTCTGAGGATTCCGCCCGCCTACATCAACGCCGAGAGCTTCCAAGATGCAGCCGACCAGTTTGCAGCCGAGAGTTTCGGAATCTCGTTCGTGATAGCTGCCGCTCAGCCGGCGATCTCAGTCTTGCAGGACATCGCTACGTGGACAAACTCGTACCTGTTCATCGATACCGATGGACGGATCGCTATGGCTCTGATCCGAGAGAATCAGAACCTCACCGATGATGACTTCATCGCTATTGATGACAGCCACATCATCGACGGCACGCTCCGAGTCGGTAGAGCATCAGGCGCAGGCATCATTAATCAGCTTGCGGTTCAATGGACCGACCCGAGCGCCGAGTGGTCTACTCAGGCGTTCCCTGTTCAGAACGAGGTAAGCGTTGACCTCTACGGGCCGAAGTTCGATACAGCGAATCTCAGCGCCATCACGGTCAAATCAACTGCCGTCAAGCAGGCGAACAGGATTCTGTACCAGCGATCAGCGATTCAGCGATCTGCTACGTTCGATTGCAATCAACGATCGACTCGCATCTGGGTGGGCAGACGCATCCGCCTTGCGCCCGGATCATGGGGCTCGGATGAATCGCTCGATCTCATAGTGACTTCTGTAGTCGAGAAGGAACCCGAGAGCGGCGTCGTCACGGTGACCGCCCTTGAGGACGTACTCGCTGAGGTTCCGAGCGTTGACTTCGGAGTACCCGATGATGCCAACGATGTAGATAGATCAGCTCTTGAGTGTTTGACCAGATATGCAATCTTCGAGCTCCCGACCTCGCTCAAGGTCTACGGCGGATCATCCATCGAAATGATCGTGGCCGCTGGCCAATCGCCCAACAGCGTCAGCGATTCGTTCAGGGTCTACGCAAGGCGGAACCTGACCGGCTCGTATCAGTTGATTGGAACCCGAAGCGTCTACGTTCCCGCTGGCGTACTCGATACCTCGCTCTCTCCGGTTGCTATGCCGACCGAGAACGCAAGCGAAACGATCAGCATCACCCTTGACGAGTACAACGACACGCTACTCGATTCGGTGACAACAGGCGAGTGGCAGGCTGATACAACGCTGATGCTGGTTGGGGAAGAACTCATCAGCATCAGAGACGTGACCGCCAACGGATCGGGCAGCTACACGCTGACGGGAGTACGCAGAGGCGTTCAGGGTTCGGCGCTCAGCGTTGGGCACTCAATCGGCTCTCCTGTCTACTTCGTGCGATCGCTCATCAATCAGGACAACGTGTTTACCTCGGGCGAGTTTGTCGAGGGCGATACATGGGGCGTTCAGGTCGTCCCGAGGCGCGCTGATACGGGCGAGGTGGTCAGCGTTGCTGATTGCGTTGAAACAGAGTTTACATTCGGAGGGGGGAGCTAATGGCTCAAACAACAGTCAACGGAATCACGGTCTACAGCCCTCAGCCAACTGGCGATGCGGGGCTTGCTATCGACGACAACTTCCGGGAGATTGCGAGCAGAATACCGCTTGCCTCGGGGCCGCTGCCGAGGTACTCGGTGACGGCAAGCATCAACGCCAAATCAACCGGAGATACCAACGTCTATACGCTACCGGGCGGCTACATCTGGTCGATCGACAGCATCGACATTATTTGCAGCGCCGTTTCTGGTTCTGGCAATCCGCCGACTATGCGCTTTGGTCTCTCAACTGATACCGACCAGTTCGGGCAGCTATCGATCGATGCTGTTGCGTTGAACGAGAAAGTCACGCTGAGAAACATAGGCGCAAACGGCATCGCTTCGACAAACATCCTTAGCGCTGGCGTTGCAACGGCGTCAACCTATACAACGCACTCATTGCTTGTTACGTTCAACCTGACTGGGGTTGAGGTCTGATGCCAGTCATACCCGGATCAAATACGGGCAGCGGCGGGGGAGCCAACAGCGCCGACGATGCCACGGCGATCGACTCGCTCACAGTCGGGGGCAATCAGGTAGTCAGAACCCAGAGCAACGAGGTGAGAATTGCGAAGCTCGGGTTGCAGAGCATCCCGCTTGAAGGAATGAGACTCATCTCGGTTGTAGTGATTGGGGAGGGTCTCTGATGGATGGCTACATAGTTGCTAACGCAGACTTCAAACTCATATTTACCCCCCTCATCGATGAGGATGGCACGCCCCTGACTCTGGCCGATGTTGACGAGTTCAGGCTCAAGGTAGCAGAGAGCGAGACGACGGGAACAGTCGTGCTGACTTTATCCGATTCGAGCCAGAGCGCTCGGTTCTCATTGAACCAATCCAGAGCAGAAGTCACGATCCAGATCCTCGCATCGGACTACGGCTTCGCTGCTGGCAAGGAATACTACTTTCAACTCTTCACGGTCAGGGACTCGATCACCAACTCGACTCCGCCTCGGCGCTTTCAGGTCGTTCCTGGCATCGACCCCGACAGCTAAGGAGGCTCGGCTCTGTCGAACCGAGAGCTAAGGAGGCTACATGGCAAGCAAGGAACTCTTTTTCACGCCTGTGATATTCGCCGAGGGCGGCCATATCGAGAACGAGGCGAGCAGCGGCACGGGCAACAATCTACCCAAGCTGGTTCTTGCGTCGGGCGGAACGAGCAGCAACTACTCTCTTGTAGCGGAGTCCAAGGGGCTCGGATCATTTCAGCTACGCTCAACCAGCTACCCCAAGAATCAACCCGGCTTTGTTGGAGTAGACCTTCAGATCTATGCCAGCGCCCCGACCGAGACGGCTTCGGGTCTGTTTAGCTGTACCGTCGGCTCCGCCAATACGGCCAGCGGTCAGAACGCAACGGCCATCGGCGGTGGATGCATAGCGAACGCTACTCAATCAACAGCCATCGGCACCAGCGCAACGGCTTCGGGTAACGGAGCAACTGCGGTCGGGAATGCATGTTCAGCGGGGGCAGCAAACTCGCTTGCTCTCGGCAAACATTCAAGCGCCCGTATTCAGGGCATGACTTCATTCGCTTCGGGTCAGGCATCGGCGGTCGGGGACAGGCAGAGCGGCAGGCTGCATCTGCGAGGCGCAACAACAAGCAATGAAACAATCAGTCTTACCGTCGATGGCTCTGCTCTGAGCGCCTCGAACTCGCTGACACTGAGCGAGGGGCTGACCCTTGGAGGTATTGCAACATTCATCGGCGTGAGTTCTGCGGGTCGTCGTTACATGCGCCGACGTTTCATGGCATATCGAAGCTCGGGCGGCAACGCAACAATCGATATGAACAGCAATGAGGCTCAGAACGCCTCGCTGATCCTGCCCGATGTCTCTTCATCGGTAGCAGCGAATACCACCTACCAATGCGCAGACTTTCAGGTTACAGGTCAGACTGGCGTAGCCGTTGATTGGTTGGTTATGGTCGATTGGGTTGAGATGCAATCATAAATAGATGTAGAACACAAACAGTTAGCTATGCCTCGGAGATTATAAAGGCAAGGAAGAAAATACCGTGTTAGCCATGGATATATCACTTCTAATGTCCTTAGTAATGTAGATCTAATATGGTATATAAACCCCTCTTCTAATAAGCTGTGTGGCCAATTATGGTCCCTGCAACAAAAACTTTGAGTAGCCCAAAAGTCCCATGGGAAGCCGGAAATGGCGGTTCTCAGTCTTTAGGTTGCTTCTCATTCTCTCCATATCCCCTATTTGCGCAAACAACCGACAAGAGTAGGAAAAATTGTGCTACAGAGATGCGATGGCATGATCCGAAGAAATGCGCATCGAGGCTGAACCTCGGGAACGGAGCTTGAGAAATGAGTAGCAACTTTCTTAACGGAGTATGGACTGCGGCTACAGGCGGATTACTTGCGAGCATGATGTGGCATATCATCAAAGAGTACCGGATTAGCGTATATCGCGAACCTTACAGGCTCGTGATCGAGATAATCCCACGAAACACGACTCTGTAAGCATATATAGAGCGACCCGCCCATGATGGACGGGTCTATGCGTAGGTAGGTGTTGCTGATGTAGATGTATCGCCGATCAGATGATCCCCTCAGGCAAGGAGCGCAGCCTGTTCCTGCTCGGCGATGTAAAGCAACGTCTTTCGTACTTCCCTGAACCGCCTGAGCGTGATGGTTCGAGAGTAGTTGCAGAAGATGTTACTGAGAGAGACATCGTGGTCCCCCTTGGGTCCACGGCGGGCATGACCGAACTCGGCATGAAAGCGATCGACAGCAGCGGAAGCTTCTTCGGGCGTATCAAAGCGCCCCAGGTTGATGAGGAAGTACCAGCGGCCAACCTTGGCTTCATACCGACCAGTTTTACCGATGCGGTAGACGTTCTTGGGTAGATCACGTTGCGTTGCCATATCAGTCTCTTCGACCATTTCTTCGATAAGTCCTTCCATCCACGAGTATCAATGCAAAGGAAAACCGCCTCGCAACGAGCGGGCGGTTATGGAAAGGGTAAAGGGCACCTGGCTGATCGTTCAATTGCCCTCAGCAATCACATCGGCATATTCCGAATCTGAGACCTCGGGACGAGGGTGGTGCTTGCGTACAAAGTAGCTGATCGTCGTCTTGAGGTACGGGTCCAGGTCTTCGAGGCTCATCAGCCAGACGCAGTATCTCAGATCGATCTGCGCCATCCGGTTCACGGTGATGCCTTTGTGCTTGCCGAACGGCATTCTGACCCGTTCCCGATTGAGTTTCTCCAATACCTGCTCGTGTTCCATTTTCAT